GCAATGGGCAAAGGTGTTGTGGATACTGCTGAAGCAATGAAAGCTCAGCGTGAAGCTATTAGAGACGAACAAAAAGCCAGAGCTGGAATCACTTCTGTGATAATTGCTGGGCAAGCTAGATTGCAAGATGCCAGTGCCGCAATTACAAATAAAGTTATTAAACCTTTAAACGAAGGCGAGCTTGCTAAACAGGCGGCTAAAGGTGCTGCCCAAATAAGTCAAGGAGTAAGAGCTGACTCTACTTCTACAGAAACAGCATCACAATATGCACAGGCTTTACGCAATCAAGCAAGAGCAGGTGGGCCTAATGTTGCACCAGCTGGTGCAAGACAAACTATTGAAGCAGGTGCTGAAAAAGCAGGTGTTTCAAAAATTGTTAGCGGTATTGATAAAGTCGCAGGCGGTAGTGCTGAAGCACTTGGTGAAGGATTTGTAAAAGTTAAAGATTTTGTTGCTGATGTTATTAACGTAAAAAAATTCAATGACTTGTCAACCAGAGACGCTGGTACTTTAGGAAAAACAGGTCAGCCATTTGAACCAAATGATATAATAGCAAAAATTCACAAAGGCGAAATGGTATTGACCCCAGAACAGGCAAGAAATTTAGTAACTGGTGCAAAAACTGAAGGCCTTACTACAGCAGTAAACGATATAGCCAAAGTAATGCCAAAAATAGATATTACTAGCCTGTCAAGAAATACACAGGTTTCAACTTCATCTACTCCAAGAACTGCACAGGCACAATCTGCTGCCTCAGGTTTTGAAATGCCATCTATGGATCAAATTAGTTTTGGTCCAGATGGCATGCCAAGAATTAGTGCTAGGCCACAAGCACGAGCAATGGCTGCAGAAGTTAGTGCTACTCAAGCAAATCAAAATACTGCACCTACTCCCTCTACGCCTAATACGCAAGAAGAACCTGCTCAAACTGCACAAACAGATCAACCGGCTGCTCCAACTGGTGGTAAAGCCGCAACTCTAGACGACGTGGTCAAAAGTTTAGAATCATTAAATACTACTATGAAACAATTAGCAACGATGACTGATGAAACTAATAGTTTGGTAGAACGTCAAGTAAGAGCAACAAAATCTATTGGCGGCAATGTTTACGATAGGATGGCATAATGAGTTGGAAAAAGTATTTTACACCTGTACCTGTAGCCAATCCTGGTAACGTAAGCCCATTTACCAGTGCAAATAGAGCTGGACCTGCAAGAACAAACTATAGTTCCTATCTACCAGATGTATATACTGGTAGTCCTAATCGTATTGAGCGTTATATGCAGTATGATACTATGGATATGGATCCAGAAATCAATGCTGCCTTAGATATTTTAGCTGAATTTTGTACACAAAAGAATAAAGAAAATAACACAGGATTTAGTTTAAGTTTTAAAAGTAAAGCTACAAACACAGAAGTCCGTGTGTTGCGTGAATACTTGCAACAATGGTTTAAATTACAACAGTTTGATGTTAGATTTTTCCGTGTAGTACGTAACACATTCAAATACGGTGACGCATTTTTTATCCGCGATCCAGAAACACAAAAATGGTTTTATGTTGATCCAGGTAAATTAGTAAAAGTAATCGTAAATGAAAGTGAAGGCAAGAAGCCGGAGCAATATGTAATACGTGATCTAGCACCTAATTTTCAAAATTTAGTTGCCACACAGATACAACCTAACAGTATGCAGACCAACAATCGCGGCAGCAGTTATGTTGCTGGCGGCGGTTTAACACGTGGTGCAACAGGAGCATATCCACAACAGACTGGTGATCGTTTTAATTTAGGCGAAAATGAAATGGCCGTAGATGCGGCTCACGTTATTCATCTAAGTCTTAGTGAAGGATTAGACAATAACTATCCTTTTGGTAACAGTTTACTTGAGCAAGTGTTTAAAGTTTATAAACAAAAAGAACTGTTAGAAGATGCTATTCTAATATATCGTATACAACGTGCTCCAGAGCGTAGAATTTTCTATATTGACGTTGGTAACATGCCTACACACATGGCTATGGCCTTTGTTGAACGTGTGAAAAATGAAATACATCAACGACGCATTCCAAGTCAAACGGGCGGTGGCGTTAACGTAATTGATAGTGCCTATAATCCTTTGAGTATCAATGAAGATTATTTCTTCCCACAAACAGAAAACGGTAGAGGCAGTAAAGTTGATACATTACCTGGCGGTACTAATCTAGGTGAAATTGACGATTTAAAATATTTTACCAACAAATTGTTCCGTGCGTTACGTATTCCTAGCAGTTATTTGCCCACAGGTGCAGATGACAGTCAAGCACAATACAATGATGGTCGTGTAGGAACAGCATATATTCAAGAATTACGTTTTAACAACTACTGTATGCGTTTACAAACATTGATAACTTCAGTGTTTGACCAAGAGTTCAAACGTTATTTGCACAATAGAGGTGTTAATGTTGACAGTAGTCTGTTTGAATTAAAGTTTCAACCTCCACAAAACTTTGCCAGTTATCGTCAAGCAGAAGTTGATGGACAGCGAATTAATACGTTTAACACTATTCAAGCAATACCTTATATGAGCAAACGTTTTGCACTAAAACGTTTCTTAGGACTCAGTGAAGAAGATATTGCTGAAAATGAACGTATGTGGAAAGAAGAAAAGAAAATGGCCACAGTGTCAGGTACTGATGCCAGTGGTGAGTTGCGTAGTGTTGGTCTCAGTGCGGCAGGCATTGACAGTGATCTTGAAATGGCTGGCGATACCAGTGCTCCAGATGATTTAGCACAACCTGAAGGAGCTCCGCCACCAGGTGCCGACACAGGCGCTGGCGCAACAGCGGCTGCAACACCACCACCTGCAGCTCCTGCTTGATAAATACCAATATGATTTTACGTGAACTATTTTATTTGAATCCAGAAACACAAAGCGTAAGCAACGACTTTCGCTTTGATGCCGCACGAGATATTGAAGAATTACAGCGCAGTGACACACGAAAAACACGTCTTACACTAAAACAAATCAACGAACTTCGAAAAAGTAGCGAAGCACATATCCTAGAGCAAGAAGAAGAATTAGAATTCATACATCAAATGTATGGAGTTGCTCCACCTCCAGCAGCCTAAAAAAATCTAAAAGATAAATGCTTACATGCGCAGTTTTGTCTTTGGAAATGGGCGTAGTCGCCTAAATATTAACTTTAATGATGTAAAACCTTATGGTAAAATCTACGCCTGTAATGCAGTTTACAGGGAGTTTACACCTGATTATCTTGTGGCAGTAGATCCTAAGATGGTAATTGAAATTGAAGCATCAAAATATCAATTACGCCATCAAGTATGGACTAATCCCAATAGTAGATACAAAGATTTCAAAGGATTTAACTACTTTAGTCCGAGTTTAGGTTGGAGTAGTGGACCCACAGCACTGCATTTAGCCACACAGCACAATGCAGATGAGATTTATATTTTTGGATTTGACTACACCGGTGTAAATGGTTTACTTAATAATGTTTACGGCGATACACCTAACTACAAAAAAAATTCTGAACCTGCTACATTTTATGGTAACTGGACTAGACAGACTGAGAACATTGTAAAAGACAACAAAAGAATTAAATACTTTAGAGTTGTAGAAAGAGAATACCACGATCCAAAGTGGCAGTACCCTAACTTTAAGCATTTGACTTATGAGAGTTTCAGGGAAATTATGTCTACCTGGGTGAAAACCACCTAGAATCACACCATTTCATAGCACATTTTGTCATTATATGTAAATATTACATGACAGCTCATTATCTATTATAGGAGATCCTAACATGACTGACCGTTCAAAATTTGAGCAGATGCTCGAACATCTAATTAATGAAGACGAGGCTAAAGCTCGTGAACTGTTTCACGATATTGTAGTAGCAAAGTCTCGCGAGATTTACGAAGAATTACTAGCAGAAGATTTTACTTCTGAAGAAGAAATGCCAGCTGAAGAACCAGCCGACATGGCAGCTGCCGAAGCAGGTGACATGGATGCAGGCGATGACTTGCTA